ATGGCTAAATCAACAACTTGTAATATCAGTATCCGTATGGATAGCAATCTTAAAGCTGCAGCTGAATCTCTCTATGAAGAACTTGGCATGAATCTCAGCACAGCTTTTAACATATTTGTCCGTCAATCTCTTCGTGAAAGAGGTATTCCGTTCAAAATTACAGAAGGAACTCCTAGCAAAGAAACAGTTTCAGCACTCCTTGAAGCAGAAAGGATTGCAAAAGACCCAAATGTCAAAGGCTACCATGATGTTGATGATCTTTTTGCGGATCTTGAATCATGACCAGATATGAAATAAAAAATACCACACAATTTAAAAAAGATTATAAACTAGCTAAACGCAGGGGCTTAGATATAAATCTTCTTAAAGAAATCATTTCCAAACTTGCAAATGGTGACCCCTTAGAGCCTAAACACAAGGATCATCCTTTATCTGGAAATTGGGCAGGTCATAGAGAATGTCATATTCAGCCTGATTGGCTTCTTGTCTATCGATACGAAGATGATGTTCTCGTCCTTACCCTTACACGTACAGGCACCCATAGCGATTTATTCAGTTTGTAATCACATGCCACTGAGTTTCTCGGTGGCTTTTTTTAGGCTGTACGCTCCCATATGTATACTGCTTTGTATGGCGGCATTGTGCTAAATGCATTTCCACCACCTGTTTTTCCAACAGTTCCACTTACTGTTATATTATGGCTATGTGAACCATTACTTCCTGTATTTCCACTCCATGAAAATGAATGAGTATGCGAACCATTTCCTGAAGTATTGCCACTTCCTGAGAATGAATGAGTATGCGCACCTGCACTTGCTGTTCCAGTACGTGATGCAGTGGTAAGAGCTATCGCACTTACCGATCCGCTCGCATACTTAAATGTTGCATTAGTTGCGCCTGCTGCTCTGTCAAATGAATGTGAATGTGATCCCGCACTTCCTGTTGTTCCACTGACTGATGCAGTATGTGAATGATTCCCATTACTTCCTGTTGTTCCAGATACACCAACCCCATGTGTATGGTTTCCCTGGTCATCTGAACTTCCTTTTCCACTGAAAGTATGATCATGACTTGGTATTTCCGCTACACTTAGAGTATGTGTCTCTGCTCCACCTGTCGTATTTACAGCATGCGATTCACTTACACCCAGAAGCATCTTTCCTTCTATCTGTGTCCATGCAGTTCCACCATAAACATTAATAACCTTTTCTTCTGTATCCAGCGTTGTTGATTGGATAACCATCCCTATATGTGATCGTATTGTACTGGTTCCCTGATTCTTTATTTCAGTTAGCATATCATTTAATTTTTTCCCCTGCGCTGCTGATAAAGGTGTATTTGTACTTTCTGATGTAAGATTATTTACGCAGCTATCTTTTACCCATCCTAATATACTTTTCCCCAATCTTGCCAGAACCTGTTCTAAATTTAAATCTGCCATTTTTCCTCCTATGATTTAATACTATCCCAAAGTTCATTGAATTCTGTTTCAGTCATAAACTTTGTATCTAGCATTTCCGTAAGTCTGTCCAAATTCTTTTTATCCTCTGCACTTTCAAGCCCTGCCGAACTTTGGGTTGCATTGGCAGTTGTGGTTGCATTTTTTCCTGGTTCTCCTTTTTCACCTTTATCCCCTGGAATCCCATTCTTTCCTTTACATGATACACAACTTAATAGTTTTATCATTACGGTTGTTTTGTCATTGTCAGACTCAATAACTATCCATTTTCCCATATTGGATGCACCATCCATATTCATAAATACATCACCCACTATGGGTGTTCTGTTAAAATCACTCTTTGGACATGGTGTTGTCTGATCTATTGTTGTATAAGAACTATTAAATATACTTTTTACCTGTAATGGTTCAAGGCCTTTCTCACCTTTAATATTTCCTAACATTACCTTCAATTGACAACACCTCCCTATGCACACATACTCTGAGCCACAATCTGGAATGACGGCAGTATAAAGCTTGTACATTTTCCGCTTAAATAACCGCTTTCATTCGTTGCCAATATCGATACAAACATCGCCGAGCTTATAAGTTCTATTATCAGAGTGCACGGATACCATTTTCCTTCAATCTGTGCCGTACTTGCCACAGTAACCTGTGCAGAGCTTTGTGACGTTTTAACATCTCCTGTAAAGTTCGCTCCTTCCAGGTTCGTTTTTCCGGTCATTGTAAGTATCTGCATTCTCGTAGCATGGAATCCATTCCACTGACTTTGTGATACACTGCAGCTTACACCGACACAATCAGAATGAAGCAGCGAGCATACTTCATTCTGGAGCTGTGAGTAAAATGATGTGCTTCCCATTGAAATCCCTCCAGCAACTGTATACTCTACTGCCTGATATCCATACGCAACATCAACTCCGCCACCCATGATCCAAGATGTAAGAGCAGCACTTAAGCGGCTATGTCCTTCCGCATTGGGATGCAGACCGTCTGAACTAAAAAGTTCTGTGTTGTGCATTACAAATTCAAGATTCGGGATAAATGCACATTTATTTGCACGTGCCCCTTCCGTGTATGTACTTAATACCCTGCGGAGTTCATAGTAACGGCTTGCACTTGTTGACCAGCCCACCATACCTATTGTGACTTTTGCGACAGGAAAATTTGATGCAACGTAATTGCAAAACTCTTTGATTCCTGCACTTATTTCACTTACGCTCATATCATGGTCGTTGTAACCGCCTAGAACTACAACATCTGTAACCTGTGATTTATCTCCGGTAAACTCTTTGATTCTGGTTAGAAATTTTCCGTATGTTCCGTTCTTTGCAAAGCCTTCCCCGCCTCGTGCAAGAATATTTCCATTAAAACCGGTTCTGGCTTTTGCAAGATCTACATATCCTGTTATTTTTTTCGCACTATTGTCCGGATAATAGCCGTATGTATATGAATCACCTATAAACACGAAATAATGATCGCTCAGATACGCTTTTTTTCCACCGATGGAAGTTATTTTTTTCGAATTCTCATCTATCTTCTTTCCCTGTTCACTCAGACTTTTGTTCGTGTCTGACAGCCCCGCTTTAATATTTTCTACATTATTGTTGGTTTCCTCCAAATTATTGGTAAGGTCATTAACCGATTTATTTGTCTGTTTTAAAGATTGTTGTGTTTGATCCAGATTCTCATCCAGATTAGATACTGTTTTACCCATATTTGTTATTTCTTTATCCAGATTTTCCACATTCTTCTTTGTCGTATCCAGTCCATCTTCCAGATCAGATACCTTTTTCTTTGTGGCCTGCAGATCCTGCGTACTAAAATCTATTCTTTCGATTACTTCACGTCTCATCCGATCTAGTATTTTTAATGACAATTTTGCTAATGCTTCATTTAACTTCATTTTTTACCGCCTTATGTATTGTTTTCTTTTATCAATGCATCTATTTTTGATCTTGCTTCGTTATCCTGGTTTTCTATGTCTCTCCAAAAAGCTTCCAGCTCATTTTCTCCCATAAACTCTGCGTCATCATAATCTGCCATTTCTCCTTTTTCACCTTTTAAATTTTTAAAATTAAAAAAAATTGATCTCGCAGTATTAGGACCACTTAGCTTAACTTCTACTAATGGTGTGCCTACATTTGCATCTATCTGCGCTGTTATATCTCCAAAACCAGCATCTTTTCCTTTTTTACCTTCTGGTCCTCTTATGTTTCCTATAAATGCTCTTCTTGCCATAATCACACATCCTTTACCTCATAAGACAGATTTCCATCTGCATCCAGTTCAAATACAACATTCTCCACTGTGTCCGGGTATATTGCATATAGGTTTCCATCTGCATCAACTTCCAGATTGATAAATCCATTTGCAGGTGTTGTCGTTCCCGACTCGCCTCTGTCTCCCTTTTCACCTTTAAAATATCCATTGCTTATTTTATCTTCGATTGTATTTGCTAACTGCTGCGTTGCCTCTTTCGCCGCCTGTGCATTCTGTTCACTGCTTGTCGCACTCTCAGCTGATGCCGCTGCTTTCTTTTGGGCATTTTCTACTTTACGTAATGTTGCATCACTATTTCCCCAGCATTTGAGTATTGCATCATGAATACTTCCACGTACCTCTTCGCCATACACAGCCTGCATTATCTTTTTTAATTCAGTAACTATGTTCATACAGTTTTCTCCTTAAGATTCAGAAATTAATTTTCCTGCGAAGTCTTCCAGCTGTGCAACTGCTCCCAGTATGTTTCCATCAGTTATTACCCTGTTAAATCTCACATTCGGATTTATGATTTTTCCATTGTCATCGATCTTGTCATATGTGACTGCCATTCTTTTCATTGCCCCATCCTGTGCTATCGCAATTCCTTTAATATTTATCATTTAAAACACCTCACTTTCTACGCTGTACAGACATTCATTCAAATAATCCATTGTATCTGATGCATAGTTTATTTGTTGTTCCTCTCTTTTTAACTGCTCTGCCCTTACATTGACATATCCTCTCTGAACAGCTTTTATTTCCCATCCAAATGTCATATCCTTTGTTCCTTCTACGACAAAATAGTTTGGTTCTCTTTTACTTAACCAGCAGTTTCCTTTTCCATATGCCTGTAAAGAAACCTGATATAAACACTCTGTATCTACTGCTTCTATAAACACATCATCTAAGTAAACTATACATTTTCCAGTTTCATCTATGGTACCTTCCCCGATGTCAGAGAACATAGGTATCATGGATTCATAGCAATACATCAGGCGGTCATTATAATTTTCAGTTTTAACGATCCTGTTTTTTACTCCATATGTCTGCATCATACTGGCACTTATCATTGTTCCGACATTGCCACTTTCATCATATAATTCGATGTGTCCATATGGTGTATTTCCCAATACAACCGTTTTATTTCCTTTTGGATTTTTTCCGTTTATGTTTTCAGAATTTATCTCATAACCCTTTTCTCCTTCGTATACATCAAGTGCATTACCTGATGCGCCTGTCATATGTATCTGTCCACCACAGATAACTGCATCTGTAATTGTTGGTGCGGTTAAACTTCCGTTCTCAAGTATAATATCCTTAAGTATGCCGCTCACACATTCACCAATAACTTTTCCATCTGATAGTACTTTTTGATATGTGCCGTTATATCCGGTTATTGAGTATTTAAGCTCATTATCTGCAAATTTCCATACATTCTTAGCTGTTCCTATATCCTGACTATCCATTATGAGCAGTTCTTTTGGATATCCTCTTCCATCATTTACCAGATAAACATTACCATGTGTGCCAATATTAATGAGTGATTCTGCCCTTGCCGTCGTAAGTTCTAAAAGCTTCTTTTCTGTAGGCATCTCCTGCCTTACCGAATTAACAGAATTTGTCAGATTCTGAATGGAACCTTCTATGTTCTGCAGCGAACCTTCCACTTTTTTCGAATATGACTTTGACAACGATGTATTACTGAGCACAATTGTATTTTTTTCAGGTTCCTGCAAATATGTTGTTTTCTTCTGAACCGGATAAACTGCATCCAGCCCAAAGTCTTTTGCGATAACATGTATCGTATCTCCAAGATCGAATGAATCAATATCTGATTTCAACATAGACATATCTATAGCTGTAAGTTCAAGAGTTAAGGTCTTATACTGATTACTTCTTAACCATTCTTTCCCTTTTAGAATTAAATTTTCAGGAACCGTTACGTCATCCCACTTCTGTACCGCCCATATCAAGCCAAACTGCTTGATTGCTGCATCGTTCTTCAGATAATTTTTTCCACCATTTACTGACTCTATTGTCAGATATGAATCCAATCCATCTATCTGGCTTTCATCCAACCTTGCACCGAGAGGAATAAGTGCTGTATATATTGCCTCGCCTGAGTCCTTTTTTACGAAATCTAACAGGTTGTATCCGAACTTTATAGGCTGATCACTATATTTTCCGTAATCTTCCAATCTGAGAAGATCTATATATCTGTTTCCCTCCGATTTTCGTATTCTAAGATATCCATTTAAGCTATCACATAACTTATCTCTTATATCTGTCAGAGTGTCCTCAAAATTTGTAAATCTATATAAGCTGTCATTCGGGTCTGTAACAGTAACCTTACCCGGTCTGAATTTTTTATCATCCTCTACCTGATTATTATGATTTGTAACAAGTTCATTGAAAAACTGCTGTGGTGTGTAATCCTGATACCTTTTCTGTGGCTGTATTGAATCGTACAAAAATGATAACTCCCCAACACAGGACACGTCCTTTTCACCTTCTAAAACTTCCTCACTGGTTCTTACCTGTCCAAAGAATATTTCCGTATCATTTTTTGTTATCCTGACACTGCTTACCCTTGGATATATCTCATCATATAATGGATTGTTCTTTGTTATTGTAAATTCAAATGTCCCGGCATCATTTAATGCCTGTTCGAGTTTTGAATTATATATGACAAGTTTTTCGTCTCCCGGATAATACAGCTGTTTATTGTCAATAAATACTTCATAAATCATAAATATGCACCTCTGAAACGTATGGTAAGTACTCCTGCTCCACTAAATTTAAGAGTTATATCATCATCTCCCACCCTTACAGCCGGGAATCTGTAATTTCCCGGCTTAGGCAGATCGTAAGTCTTATTGTTATATGTAAACTGCAGATTTTTCGATTCTTTTACTACAAATACCGGTGTACGGTAATTTGTGCTTCCTGTAATGGTAATTCTATTGTTCAAACTCCATATCTTTATATCTACCAGCTCACGTATTACTCCTGTTTCAAAATCAAATGGATCCCATTCCCACCGCTCATCTGAACCGATCATGTCATATTTGTATGGCTCTGCTGTCCCGGTAATAACAATCGTTCCCACTGCCTTTTTTGATTTTTCATGTGATATTTTAAGGCGGCATATATAGTAATAATCAGGGTCATTATCTACAATTACCTTGCATTTTTTACCATGTATTTTAGCTGCAAGGTTTTGTATTATATGCGCCCAGGCTATAAAATTGTTACGTACAACAAAAGTAAACGACAATCCGCTTCTATCTTCATATGTAACACCTCCATAAACCTCTGATAAATCCAGATTCCCTGATGTTCCCGGAATCTGGACATAGTTGGTTTTTGCATCCGGCTGTGGTATCTTAAAATCTATCATTTTAAGGCCTAATTCTCTCGTATGAAATTCTTCATTTCCTGTTATGATCTTTATTCCAAAATCACTCATACTCTATTCCTCTACGTTTTTGTCTGTGCTATTTCACCCTGATATCTGTCTATTGATGGTGCAAGTATCTTTCCGGCACGTCTTCCATCAATGTTTACCGTCATGCCCTTTAATGCGTCTGCTGTTGCTTCTGCGGCTGCCTTATAATCATATTCAGCAACATAGTTTTCCGCATACGAACCACTTCCAACAAAGTTCGCTTTCATTACTCCGGCATTTGCCTTTATCGATTTATTAAGCGTGTCATACGGATTATAGTCATCTATAGGCTCATCAAAGCCCTCTACGCACATCTCTCCAATCCATTTAAACTTACGTGACGGAGAATGTATTCCTAATACATCTTTTGCTGTGTCGATAATACCTGATGCAAACCCTGTTATCTTATCAACTACCCAACCTGTCATATCTGAAATACCATTCCAAAGACCTTTTACAATGTTTTTTCCGATAGACAATACCTTTTTCGGTAACGACTTAAATCCTGAAATGATATGCTCTCCAATTTTAAGGGCTGATGACTTAATAAATGACCCTAGTGAGGTCATGGCATTTCCAAGTCCTTTTGTGGCAGTCCGTCCAATACCTGCAAGTGTCGATGGCAGATTAATAATTGCATTTTTTACTGCATTGTATACAGACTTTCCGGCTCCACCAACTGCAGATACCAGATTCATGATTCCATCCTTAAAAAATGTAATTATTTTGCGTCCAAGGTTTAGCCAGTTAAATGCTTCAATAACACTGACTATTGCCTCGACAATCTTCGGCATATTCTCTATAAGTTTAGGTATACATGAAATTATTCCCTTTATAAGCTGCCATAACAATTCGACACCCTTTTTTAATATTGTTGGGAAATTGTCATTAATTATATTGGCAAATGTAATTATGATCTGTGGTAATTGATCTATGAGGATAGGCAGTGCAGATATAATTCCATCTACAAGCTGGCTTAACATATCAAAGCCCCATTGAATTATGTCAGGTGCCTTTTCTGCCAAGTAATCGCCAAAATCCTGTAAAAATTGTAATGCCTGCGGAAGATATTCCGGTATGCCTTCAACAAAGCCTGAAATCAGATTTTCAATAAGTCCTGCACCATATTGAAGCATCTGAGGTATATACTCATATATAGCCGTTCCAAGAAATTCTATCAGCTGACTTCCCGCTTCCATCAGCTGTGGTGCCGCCTCTGTAAAAGAAGTAACAAGCGTCTGTACCAGTTCTCCTGCAAACTCTATTATCTGAGGTAATGCCGTGACCAGTCCTTGTACAAACTGGACTAACAACTCCGCCGCATATGATATAAGCTGCGGTGCGTAATCCATTATTCCCTGTGCCAATGCGGAAACCATACTTATTCCTGCGCTTATAAGCCCTGGTAGTGTATCCGCTATTATCTGTGGAACTTTATCCATTATGACAGGCAATAACTGCTCAATCAGCTTTCCTATTCCTTCTATGGCAATTTGGATCCTCGGAAGAAGATTATCTGCAGCTGTGACTGTTGAATCTACAAACTGCTGCATAAGTGTATCAAAGTCAGCATTATCATCAGCCATTCCCGTAACAAGGTTTTCCCATGATGCTTTCATCATGTTTACAGAACCTTCAATAGTCGTTGCCGCTTCTTTAGCTGTTGTGCCTGCAATACCCATATTTTCCTGCATTACAGATATTGCATTTACTATATTTCCAAATGACAGGCTGCTTGAGTCAACTGTAAGTCCGAGTTTTTCCTGTACATCAGTCATTTCAGATGCATCCGCAATAAGCCTCTGCATCTCTTCCTTTGTACCGCCATAGCCAAGCTTTAAGTTATCAAGCATGGTGTAGTTCTGCTTTGCGAAGCCCTGATATGCATGCTGGATATCCTGTATATTGGTACCCATCTTATTTGCATTATCGGCCATATCGGTTATGGCTCTGTTTGAATAGTCTGCAGCTTTCTCAGTATCTCCTTCAAGTGATGCTACAAGGCTGGCTGAAAAGCTTGTTACCGTATCCATGTAGTCATTTGCAGACATTCCGGCCGTCTTATATGCGTTTGCCGCATCTGACATTACAGTAGTCTGCGCACTCATGAGTGAATTATATTTATCTTCCACTTCATCAGTAGACTTTCCCACAGATGCAGCATACTCTTCAAGGCTTTGTCCACCTGCACCAAAAAGTGTTTCCACTCCACCTACCAGCTGTTCATACTGTGCGTAATTTTCAACAGACTTCTTTACAAGAGCTGTTGCGGCGGTAGTCGCTGTGCCTATTGCTGCAACTGTTGCGGTGGCTCCGGCTTTCGTTATCTTTCCTATCGTTGCCGCACCTTTATTTGCTATTTTTCCCATTTCAGCAATACCACTCTTTAACATATCGTTATTGAGCAGTGTCTGAAATTCAAGCTTTCCATCTACTCCGTCAGCCAATTGCCTCACCTCTTTTCTTAGGCTCTGGCTCTTGGCTCCGGCTCTTTATTTATCCGAAATAAGAATTAAATTCCTCTTCTGCTTGTTTCTCTTCCTCCGTCTCCTCATACGGAGGCATCCACATATCTTTTAATTTTCTATAAATCTGTGCCTCATTTTTTATCTTTTCTCCGGTATATGCACGATATCCCATTATCTGTGATAATTTGGTGCTATCCGGCAGGCCATTAAGCAATGCCAGGAACTTATGCCAATGCATATCCTGCTGCATCAGATCTATTCCATATGCCTGCATAAATGAAGCATATATATAATCTCCGTCATATTGATAGTACAGTACATCTTCCCCACTGCTGCGTCCTGAATGAGGTACTACATTTTGGGGAAATGCAAAATTCATTATGTCATCATATTCGCTTTGTTTCTCAAATATCGGAATATGGTCTTTAAACAGATACTTTATGTCAAGATTCTCCTGCATTCCGTTTCTTATCCACTGTTTAAACTCCATTGAGAATCTTATCCACGTCCTGAAATCCGTTTTTATAAGAAAATCCTCACCTCTTACCTTAATGGTATCAGGCAGGGATTTTTTTGTTATATCCAGCATATTATTTACTTAGCGCATTTATACTGTCCAGACTCTGCGCAATCTGCATCAGTCTGTCCAATACTGGCTCTCCTAAAGCTTTCATATTCTCGTTTGCCTGAAACTCTAACTCCGGGGCTCTATATCCCATAAAAATTCCTTTATATGCGATTTCAAGTGTTCCTAAGTCAACCTCCTCGATTTTATCTGTTTCAAAGATTTCCCTTGCGTTTTCTTTCCCTACGAATTCCTTTACAAACTCATATTTCTTTACGCTTGCGCTCTTTCTATCTCTTCCGCCTACCTCTTTTTTTATTCTGTCGATCTTCTCCTGTACTGATAAGGTTTTCTTCGGCAGTTCGTATTCTCTTCCATCAATGTTTAATGCATATCTCATGTTTTATCCTCCCTATTCTGCTGTAAATGTTGGTACATCACCTTCCATAGTTGCTGTACCATTTTTGATATTTCCACCAAACAGGATCTTGAAATTCAGTTTCTTATCAACTGCTGCCAGATCCTGAATAGATATTACACTGTCTGTTTCCCACGCTTTATATCCGGTTCCAGCTGCCGCTTTTTCCTGCATGAATACGATCATACATTTAGCATGAGCGTCCGTACCGGTTCTTCGCTCATAGAAATATGGAAAGATCATCTCATAATCGTCTGAACCCTTATACATGGTAAGATCCTGGTCTATAGTAGGCTTGTACGAATCTACTTCTGTTGATGCCGACTCATCCGCAATATAGTTATACTCTGTTTCTTCCGGATTCATTGACAATGTAAGTGTTTCAGATTTCCTGATTCTTATATATTTTGTACCATTATGTAAAAACAGTGCTATTTTATGTTTCTTTACCATTTCAATGATCTGTGAAGTGCTTGCTGCCCCTGCTGTTTCTTTTGTGTCACCCATTTTTTACCTCTCTTTCAAATACGTTATCGCTATAGTAAGCTGATATATTGTTTCCCGGTCTTTCTGTAACAGAATCGAGTTATCCTCAACACCTATTTCCTGACATTTCATTCCGGCCGGCATCTGCGGATAATCCTCATCTATGTCTCTTCCCTCTATCCAGTCCGCCAGTTCTTCCAGGAAGATATTATTTTCTATACATTCCTCGTCAAGCTGGCTGTTTCTGCGTGTGAAGAAACTGTAATGCTCTGTTATCTCCTTGCTACCATCCAGATATGTCTTTTCCGAGCGTTGTGGTGTCTTGTAGATTGCATATCCTCCACCCATTGCCTCTATTGATTCTGTGGTAATCTCAGTGATATCAGCTTTGCCATATTCCATTAACCATTTCTTTAAAATCTCTTCTATCATTTTCCCTGTGCCGCTTTCTTTACAAGTCTTAAAATCTGTTCCTTTTTATCCTTTTTCATCTTTTCAAACCAGTATGCCGTTGTCTGGTCGTGGTGATTCATTGGAATATAATACTGGTATCTGGAATAATCACATATGTAGGTAATCTTTCCACTTCCAATATTTGTATGGATCACTCCTGCATCCCTTAATGCACCTGTATCGAACGGCACATACGGCTCCATAAGCCATAATACTTCACTATCTATGATCTGCTGCATTGGTCCATTTTTTTCACATCCGAATTTCTTTATAACCCGGTCTTCCTTTGGAATCTTTTTAGTCTTCAAACGGAATTCAACATAATTTCCCATTACTTACACACAACCTTCCAATGCTTAAGCCTTTTAACATCCGTATTATCATCAAGTGATATGATCGTACCCGTCTTTTCAATTTCTTTCTGCAGATCAGTAATCTTATAGCTGTCAGTTATTTCCTTATCACATTCTCCTGCAACGATCACATCATGCTTATTTGCCACATTGAATGTAAAATAATTAACAATATCTTCCGGGGAAAGTTTTGCATACTCATATGAGTCTATATACTTTCTTCCCTGTGTATCAGCTGTTACTGGTATTACTACCGTAAGAAGAGGAGTGAATACCACAGTTCCGTTTTGTCCGGTTGTCCTTGCTGATGAGTACCGATATTCACATCCACGAACAGTCGTTCGATTCCAGCATATTTCCTTATCTTTCCTGTACGCATTGTACAACGTTATTGTTTTATCATTCATTAAAACGCTCCTGCCAGACGTGTTCCTATGCCGTCATATATGATTTCTCTTATCTGTTCCGTGGCCTGCTGCATATTTGATATCGCATATGTTTCTGAATATCCATTATTATTTACTGATGTAACTCCGGATCCGGCTATAACCTCCTGATTTGAATATAGGAAATTGCATAGCCTGAATATCGTGTTTTTCTGTCTGTCCTCTGAAATATCCATATATGGCTTTACAACCCTTTTATATTCTTCCTCTGCCTGCGCCTCTACCGCTGCGAAATTACTTTCCGGTATTACAACGGGAAAATGGGAGCTGTAATACTCCCAGTCTATAACTGCCATTTACAACTCCCCCTTTCTTATGCTGCCTTTTTATCAAGGATCTTGATGCCGGATAACTTACCGGCCATCTTGCTGTTTTTAAGTACTGCTCCGGCGATAAGTTCTACTTCACCTTTCTTTACTGCTCCTGGTGCTGAAAGATCAGGAAGATATGTTTTAAGCATCTTAGAACCATCTACTGAAATACCGTGAAATGCATCAAGCCCGAGTTTTGCGGCATATATGTCTGTCGTTCCACAAGCTGACTCTGTTGGTGCAGTAGTTGAAACCACATCATCTGTCTTCTGTGATGCTCCGTCATAGTACTGTCCTGCATCCATAAGAACGATTCCGTTATATGTCTCAACATAATTTCCGAAGTCGTTCTTTGATCTGTCATAATATCCTGCTCTTCTGGCCGCCGCTCTTACTTTCGTAAGCATCTTTGAATTCATCATCAGTACATCCGGCTTTGCAGCTAAAAGTGCTATGAATGTATCAAGTTCATCCAGAAGTGCATTATAGTTACTGTCCATCATTGCAGATGTGGAAATATCCACGTCAGTCTTCATCTCTGTTGACTTTCCTGCAAGAATTTTCTTCAAGCCATCAAATGTTTTCGGTACATATCCTGCACCTGATGCCGCTGATGTTCCATTAATGACAAGATTGTGAAAATAGTTCGCTCCGGCAAGCGTTTTCTGCTTGATCTGGAAGTCAATCTCATTAATTGCCCCTGACGTCTGAGCAATTACACGATCGATTTCAAATGAACCTCCGAGGATTACCGGGCTTGCTGTCTGTTTGGTTCTCTTTGCCTCGTTTGGTTTATATTCTTCATTGATCTGACGTACTCCGGCTGTTGATGGTGTTTCTAATCTCTCGTAGCCATATACAAGATTACTTCCACCTGTAGGTGAAATAGTATCATCAAATGTGAGCATATCAAGTAATACAGAATCTCTTCTGAATTCATCAATTACCTGCTGGTCTACCTTGTCGGCATATCCGACTTTTGCTTCTGCTAATGTTAAAGCCATAAGTTACCTCCTACTTGTAATGTTCCCTGAGTGCATCTGCCATGCTTTCTGTTGCTTTTGGATGGTTCCCTCCTCCGACATTACCTATCGGGTTTGTGTTTCCATCTGGTTTAGGATCCGGCTCACCAAACAACATTTTGCTGTCTTCTGCCTCTGTCAGTGTCTTAATCGCTGCGGCAATATCCTCTTTCTGGTTCTTTGACTGCATAAGGGTGTCTGTGTCCAGTAATGCGGTAATTGCCTTGGCATTTTTGCCATGTGCGCTTGTAATCGCATCTCTTATGAGGTCATTAAAATCCCGCTGTGCCATCTTATCCTTGTACTCATTCTCGATACGGGTATTATCCTTTTTCAGGTTCTCTATAGTCTCATTAAGCCCTGCAACATCAACATCTTTAAAATCCTTGAGTTTTTCCTCAAGGTCTTTCATTGCTGTGTCATTGGCTTTGATCGTATCATTTGCCTCATTAAGCTTTTCCACCTGTTTTTCGTAGTCTTTTACTGTCTTGTAGTTTTCAAGAACAGCTTTCTCAAAGTCTGTTTTCTTGTCCTCCGGCACCTCAAGGCCGTATTCTTTCATGATCTCAAATATATTCTTCATGGCTTCCTCCTAAAATATTTTATTAACCGCACCTTCTGCGGTAGGGAAAAGGAAAGCGCAGGTTCGAACTGCTGCAAGGTAAAACTTTAAACCTTGTATGTGCTCCTCTTTGCACTCTTTCCGCAATAGAAAAAGAGCCAGATAACTAAATCTTTTTGATCTAATTATTTGGCTCTTGGCTCTATTGTTATTATTGATTCTTTTTTGCATTTTTTACAGTATCCGGGAAAATTACGGATCCGGGTATCTGATCTGTACTTGATCATCTTCGGATTTCCACAATTCGGACACTCATACCAATATTCTTTTAAGGACATTTGTTCACCCCTAATGGGATTATAACACATTGTTTTTAGTATTCATAGTATTTTTATATGCCAGGTGTAATCTCTTTTACACCCTTGGCAGCTTTATATATTTTCCGCATGATTGAATTCTCCTGAAGGTATTCGAGTCCTTTGAGTGTGATCTGAATATCTTCACAGTCAATTTCTTTCTCTCCGGTAACAAATTCATTGATTTCAACTCCTTTGATATATCCAACATCATGCATCATCTCTATGTATTTGTTCCATCTTTGCTGTGACACTCCCAATTTCTGTGCACTAAACATATCAATATTCGCTTTTTCAAGATCCATACATGCTTCAAGTGCGTGTAAAATCTTGTATACCGCTGCAAAGTTGTCCATTTCCATCACTCCAATTCAATACTTTTATCTGAAAAATTGTCTCAATTCTATTTCGCTGTATACGTAAACTCCATTCTCCGTTATGTCGTTTATTATTTTAATTTTTTCCCCATTATAATAATATATTCTGATGTCTGAACCATCCACATCTGTCAATTTTTCGCTGGGCTTTATATTCAACCGGTTTTCAATTGCTTTGCACTGTCTATCATATATATTCTGATCAGCTACTGTACATATCGTATAAACATGCTTGTATCTGTCCATTTCCATCACTCCAATCCTAAGCTCTTATCAACTTTTTTATTAGTTTTTCCCGCCGTGGCTATTATGTCCTTATATGCCTGTTCTTTGGTCATGCTCTTTCTTGCCATCTTGTCTTCGACAGTTTCTTCAAACGAGCGGTTTGGATGCTCAATATCAAGTTTTTTTCGCTCCTCTTGGTCTTTCATCAGTTCTCTAGCCTGTGTTCTATAAGCATTTCTCATTTTAAAAGCTTCTTCTGCCTGTTCTTTAACTGGTTTATTTGTATCAATTTTATTTATTATACCAGCATCCTTCGCTTTATACCATATTCTCACATCAGTATTTGATAAACTATGCTGTAAATCCTTAATATCCTCATACTCGGATTTTAAAAATTTGCTCTTTGGTATTTTAAAGTTCTCCGTACCTATAATCCGTTCTTTCTTCTTGCTTTTAAGTATATCAGCACTGTTTGATTTTGCAAGTGCATTATGTTTTTTTAAAGTTTCTGTCTTACTTAGGTCACTGCTGCCCTTTACTACTCTTAGCCTGTTATCTTTTGGGCTTATCTGCACGGCATTGGAAAACTTATGGTACTCCTTTATCTGCCGTTTCTTCTGCGATTCCAGTTCGCTCGTATCTCCTCCTATTGATTTCATTGCTTCTATTTCTCGTTTTGTCGAACGTATCTGCCTCTCCATCGCCCTTTGCTTTTGGGTGGCATCATAATACTTGTACATCTTTCCACCGTATTCTTTTGGATCCGGCTCATCTTTCCATGTATTAGGTTCACTTATACCCTCAAAAAACGGATGAAACGTATGGCGGCAGTTTACTCCGCATAATCCGTCAGCTTCTCCATAATGACATTCTTTAAATGCCGGGTACTTCTTATTCTTTCCTGAACGTGAATATATCTTTCCCTGCCATACCTGGTGTGATGGTCTGGCTCCCCAGTGCTTTGATACCTCCACCAGGTCCGTATTCATGACATCACAATTTCTATAACTGATCTTTGCGGACAACTGATGCGCAGATGTCCTTATGCACATTCTTGCTGCAGTATCAAGCTGATATGTACGGCCGCTGGCATAATCAACACTCCTCAATCCACTTCTTGCCATTTCCCGGACAGAATCTTCAACTGCTGCATCATAAGATACCCCACCCATTATCATTTTCATAAGAGCCTTATCCAGATATCTTATATATGCACTATGCAGCGCAACAAAATCATGTGGTCCTTTAAATCCCATCGTTCTTGTTAAATTCTTTAACGTTCCTCCTGTGGTGGCTCCCATTTCCTCCACGATTTTTACGATGCTTGAATCCTTGGTAAGTGTTTCTCCTGCCTGGTGCCATGCATACAGATCTGAATTATACGACATATCGCCTGCTTCAGCTATTATATCGTCTCCTGCCTTTGCCGCTTCTTTCTCCATCTGTCTTATTGCTGACATCACATCTCGTTTGTACTGCTTTGTATTATTTGCAACAAACTTTTTATATTCCGGATCAGCATTTAGGATATTCATGACCTCTACCCTTATTTTCTGCGTACTCCATCCAGCTTTTCTAAGAGCCATTACCCTAAGTTCCGCAGTCTCTGTAAAGCGGCCTGTCTTTTTTATCCTTCTGGCAATATCCGCTATTATATCCTGTTCCGCTTCCTGCATTAACTCCGCTGCTTTATCACCAAGCATTTCTAGCTGATTCTCTGTAAGCATGATCTACCTCCTAGTCTTCCGGCTCCGGCTCTGTATCATCCTGCTTTGTATCAAGTATCCTCTCCGCTTCATCCCTGTCAACGTTCAGGCTCATCATAATATACTGGATCATGTACTCCGGTATTTCTGAAAATGATAATGCATCCGCTCTCATATTGCTCATTTTCGTTGTCCGGTCTTCTATGTACGAATCGTCATAGTCTACGCACACCTCTTTATCTATTGCATAAGATGTTCCCTGGAAGGTATTTAAAAACCATACAACCGCTTTTGCTATGCCTGTTATATAATCCGTTGCCTCTTTCCTCTGTTTGTTTAACTCCTGCATAGCGTCCTGACGCTCTCCAATATACTCCGTGGCTGTCTTTATCTGTCCATTCTCAAACGTATATTTCTTTGAACCATATCCGAATGTCATTGAAAACAAGGATAAACACAGTTCAAATGTTTTCGTTATATCGTCTATCCTGATCTGTGGATTATATTCCTGGATAATGCTATTCTGCTCAGGCAGTTTCTGGCCAAGAAACACAAATAATTTCTTCATAAGGGATGTTTTCTTTTTCGGCTGTCCTGTTTCCTCATCTAATCCGATCAAGGCTTCATTTGTAAGTACAATCTTTTCTCCCTTATCAAGATCTCCGCTTAATATCATATTACAAAGGTCTATTTTCTTTAGTGTCGGGATTGCTCCATACACTTTCGGATACCCGAAACCATCCATGTGACGGATATTGTTTACCTCCGCCACTCTCATTACCGCAAATGGCTTGACATCCCCTAATATGATCCAATATGATTCCATTTCTTTTCCATTCTCGTCAAAGACAAATGTGTCCGCCCTGTAATTTACTCCATCAGGTCTTGTAAACATGACCATAGTTGTTCGCTTTTTGTCTCCGACATAATCACTGGCCGAAAAGCACACCTCTATTACCTCATCATTTTCAACAAGCAGGGGTGTATAATTTTCTGCGTTACAATATGTTATCCGTATCTGTCCACCTGTCACTTTCCCATTGTCCAGATGTATCGCATCCTTTAATCTGATATATGCCGCTACTGTTCCTACTGCACTCATAAGTTCAAGCTGCTTACGGTACATTACATCAAAATGATTATCCTTAAGCACTTCATTCACTGCTGCCGTCTGTTCTTTTGTACCCATGCTTATATTTATTATTTCACAGAGGTTTGCATCATCTGCACATCCTCTCTTGCCAAAGTTCATACGGTCTATCTCATATTGTTCGCCCTGCACCGTGGTCCTTTTATGGAATTCATCTATTATCTCATTTCTGTACCACATATTTGCTGTATCTATATATCCATATGGCTTTGTATTTACCCGGTATCCAAGTTTCTTTATCTTTCCTTCTACACAGCTTTCCATTTATGCCTCCTATCTGTCCAGATCTATGTACTGGATAAAATTTAACATGGTGTAGCACAATGCATCCCACCAGTCATTACAATTTCCTATGTTCTTATCTTCCGGAATGTTTGGTGTCTTCTCATCCCATTTAAGTGTCTTTATAGCTTTTCGCAGCCTGCTGCACCTTTCATGTATCTTCATTCGCCCGGTGTTTAGCAGCATATCTACTGTCCGGGGTCTTTCTGATATCTCATTCTTCTTACAGCCGGCTATATTGTCATATCTCAATCCATTCTTTTTTGCTGCGGAGCGCAGCGAATTGATCATTGTCGTACTTGCAGAATCCGGAAATGTCCAGTCTACTCTTTCGTACTTTTCACTGCACCGCTTGTAAAATTCTATATACTTATTGCAGATCTTATCAGCATCTATGTCCTTTGACAGTTCCAGGAAATCCTCTTCAACCGGATATATGAAATGATATCCCCTAAAATACAAAGAACAGACCATTGTTGTCATTGATCCGTTTCCACCAAAGTCAATCCCGATCACAACGAGGCTTGGACGAGGCATAAGATTTCCGTTTCTGTCATATCCCAATATTGAATCGTCACACAGATATGGGACATCATTTTCCGCAAATCTCCTGAATATAATGCCCTCTGCTACAGCTCTCTCGCCTTTTATATCCCGTTTATACCATACTGTGCCTTTTTGGTATGTTTTCAGGACCGTCCTGATCTTTTCATCTGACAGGCTCATGTTATCAACAAGTGTAAAATGTCCATAATTATATCCATAACTTTCATCTATCGCCTGCTGCTCTTCATGATATGCAAGTATGTCCATGTAATACCAGTGTTCTTCCTCTTTCGGATTCAGATCATGAAAGATCTTACGGTCTGTACTGGAAAGTGTTCTATCGAATACCTCTTTTAAAAACTTCGGATGACACTCATTCGCCTCTGTGACATATGCCATTCCATAAGTGTTTCCTTTTATGAGTTTTTCGTCTCCGTCTTTTCCTCCACCGGATACCAGTACAATCTTTTCTCCGGTCTTTGTCTGCACATATACACAGTCTCTATCTTTAAATTTACCTTCCCTGCAGCGACCTTCGAAGTAATTAAGCAATCCATAACCATCACAGTCCAATATGTTCAGCTTTGCTGTTGCTCCGGATACCCCGGCTATTAAGTGGATCCTGTTCTTATGAGTTTCAAGCAGACTGCAGAATATCAGAGTCTGTAATACGTTTTTTCCACCCCTTTTGCTCAGCCTCCTTCTGCGACATTAAACCATGACAAATAACTTTTTTTCATGTATTCATACTGATTTTGACTAAATGGTGCACAGAAGTTCATGAGACCACCTCCTTTTTGAATTTATAATTAATTATCTTTTTCAAGATCTTCCAATGATCGGTTTGCAACCGGAGTCTGCAGTATATCTGTAAGTGTCTGCATATTGGCCAGTATTTCTTCTCCTTTATTCTCATTAAGCTCTGCCTTTTTCCGGTCAAATTCTGCTTTATACCTATCGTCTGGATGCACAAGGAAGTACTTTGACAGCCAGTCCATAGCCTTTTGCTTATCACAAAGCTTAACGCTTAATCCGGCTCTGCTCTGCTTTACCTCACTGACAAGCTGTGTATCTGTTTCCTCTGAATCCCTGAATATGACCATATTGTCTTTTATTTCGTAATAATCTCCGGCATCCGCAAAGGCAATTCTCATCTGCAATTCCAACAAATCAGACTCTTTTGCAACCAGCTGCTGCCGCTTTAATTCTGCCAGATGTTCAATTTCATTTTTTATGTCCACATTTTGCAACAGTTCATATCCATGTGCTCTTGCTGTATTCATAGAACAACCATAAGCCTTCTGATAGCTTTTTGTGGCATTAAATGTCTGACTGTAAAACAGACAGAATAATTTTTTTCTTTCATCTAATGCTGGATTTTTTTGCCCTGCTGACTGCTGCGCATTTTCACATTCTTCCGGTTCCTCTTTTACGACTGCTGCACCCTTGATTTTTTGTGTGCATACTTTTTCATTTTTGTGTGCACACTCTTTTTCTCCGTTTCTACTATTGCGCTTTTCTCTTGTCCAATTATATCTTTGTTTCCAACTTTTAACTGTGTTGACGCTTATTTCATACTTTTTTGCTATGTCCTTGTATTTCATACCGCCAATATAATCTAATTCCGCCAGTTCATATTTTTCCACGTCCTCACCTCTCTTTCCTGATAACAAAAATCTCTTTCCTGATAACAAAAAAGAGCCAAATACTAACCGATCTAACGATTAATATTTGGCTCTTGGCTCTTTTCTAGCTCTATTATAGCATTTTATGAGTTGTTTTGCTATTCCGTTTCTTTTTGTTCTTTTATGAACTGCTGCATCATTTTTGTAAGCTGTCCTGCTGCGCTTACTCCGGCTTTCTCACAGGCTTTTGCATATTCTTCTACAACTTCCTTTTTCAGCTTGTAGCTTTTTGATATCCACCCGGCTTTCTTCTCATATTTCCTTGTCGCTACTGTTTGCGGTTTTGGACTTCCTACTGGCATTATTTCTCACCTATATCCTTTCTGTGTTCCATAATATCTATTATCCTATAGACTGCTGCACACATTAACAATATAGATGAGTACATATTTCTATTTGATGCAAGAAAGATGATAAATGCTGTCAGTAAAAATATCCCACTAAATCTTTCTCTTTTCATATCGTATCAGATGAGCTATAAGTTTTATCCGGCTCTCTTTTTTCTTACTCACCTGTATTTCACCTCCTTATGTATATATAATGCTATACGGTGTACGATATGTTAATATATTCTTTTTATATCTTTAATTTTCTTCCATTCAAGCATAGTTCCACAACAAGGACATTTATAATCTTTCGTGTATTCTACCTCCCTCCCACATTCACAGTAGCCGTACACTGCTGCACCATCTTTGAATTTCCATATGTCTTTTACTTCCATTGTCCTATGTTTTCCTTTTTTGTGTAATTTTGTGTATTTTTTATTGACTTTTGTGTAATTTTGTGTATAATATAATTATAGGAGGGAAAAATGAATCCAAGACAACAAACGATTAAACAACTTGCTTCTTCTGGCTACGTGTTAAAGCGTCATGGTGCTAACCATGATATTTACTACAACCAACAGACTCACAGCACAATACCAGTCAAACGACATGACTTCAACGAAAACGACATGAAGTACATTTTCAAAGAAGCTCACATTGACAGGAAACATTGATCTGTCTACTATCAAGGAGGTTATTATGCAATATATTTACACAGCTTTATTTACACCAATCGAAGATGGTTCCGGATACTATGCTAAAGTACCTGATCTACCCGGATGTATTACTACCGGCTCAAGCCTTTCTGATGCTATCGAACAGATTACAGATGCTATGAGTGCATGGCTTGTTGTTGCCGAAGATGAAGGAGAGCCAATTGTTCCACCTACACCGCAGGATGAACTTGTTACCGAACCAGGAACAATCTGTTCTTTGATTTCTGCTGATACAATTGATTACCGTGCTAAGACTGATACCCGTGCTGTGAGGAAAAATGTATCTCTACCTAACTGGATGGTTCAGCTTGCAGATAAACGTGGCATTAACTGTTCTCAAGTCCTTCAGGATGCTCTACGCTCATTACTGGATTCTTCCGTTGTCCATACTCATTAATCTTTTATCCAGCCATCTGTTAAGGTGGCTGGACTTTTTATAACTTGTTTTTAATTTTACGTTTCTGATATTTCGTCACATAATACCTGATTTAATTTTGTTACAAGCACATTGTAATCATCTATTGCATACTCTGCCGGTATTGAATATTTTTTTATTTCATATCTGGCTGCTACCTCACTTTCGATATAACATCCACTCCAATCACATACATCATCAATCCCCACAAATACATCTGCCTGTGCCAGTTTCTTAAGGCTTTCGCCAAGATACCACACAGCCTCATTATTATCCTTTGGTGGATTATCTTCTATGTAGCTGTCAATCAGTTCCAGTTCTTCTCCTTCGTATATCTCTGCTATCTTTTTCATTTTCTGAATACTTGCTTTGATTTCTTCCTCTGTTCTGCCTTTCATTGGTACACTTACAAATAATTTCTTCATGTTTTTTTCCTTTCTCATTGCTAAAATGGTTAAAGGGAGCTGGGTAAAGCTCCCTCCTGTCATGGCTTACAAATCAATTTGTGGTATATCTTAATCCGCATGCCCGGTTTCTTTCGCTTTCGCAGGTGTTTCAACCTATCTTTGAATCTGATATGCCGGTATCTCCCTCCAGTTAAAATCTACTCCGGACAACAGTCTTAGTGTCTCCAGCTGTGGCTTATACATTGGATCCGTAAATCTTATTCCAATTGCCATTGCATTGCTATACCAGATTATCCAGTCATCTTTTACTACTGGTCCCACCGGAACGTCCTCATCTGATTTCATCTTACTGTAATCTATCATTGCATACTTTATATCGCTCAACATCTGTGCACCGCCCAGTGTCTTTACGATTGAATACAGTTTATCCTGCTGCTCTATCTTGATTTTTGATATCATTACCGCTGTGGCCGATTCTGCATCATTCCACAATACCGGTTCCCTTTCAAGCTCTCTTTGGGGTTCTGTGTCTTTTTGATATCTACAAAATCCACACCTGTATGTCTGGGCACCTATTGCCTTTATTACTGTTCCTAAAAATTCTTTTGTGACACACGCTTCATCCACCTCGATTATCCATCCAGTACCATTCATGAGGTACATTCCTTTTTCTGTTTTACCGAAGCTTACACCAAATGCGCTATACTCTGCTTTTAATATTTTTTCTAACTTTGCTATATTTACAAACATCCGCTCTCTCCTATCCCGGCTATGAAATACATATCCTGATGCAGTATACATGATAGACTGCTGCCACTTTTTACCAGTGTGAAATATCTCATAACCTTTATTATTTCTACATCTTCGGTCTTCAAACCATCTTCATCATTTCCTACCGGTCGGCTTTTCATGTTGATCAATATCTTCCGCCAGTCAACTCTTACCCTTTTCTTTCCGGCCAGCCATCTGATCGTTGCTGCCCTGACATCCTCCAGCTTTAAAGCAGGAGACGCAGTATCCGTCTCTCTCATACTTTTAAAAACCTCCACTTGTCATATTTGCGATCCGTATCCGGAAAATCCGGGTAAAATACATCCAGATAATCCCTGAACCTCTGAAGCATTTCTTTTCTGACACCCTGATTTCCGTTGTCCAGCATATGGTGATGGTACCTGCAGCCTACTGCGCCATTCTGTTCGATTCCCAGTCCATTTTTTGATCTGGGTATGTAATGCATGATATCCTGTATTTCCATCTCATAGACTGCTGCCGGCGGCATCCTATAACCGATCTGGCAGAATATACACTGGTAATTGTCACGTTCCTTTATCTTTAGCCGCTCCTTTGGGGAAAATTCAAGCAGTTTAGTATACTTCGCCATTTCACACCTCCGGGAACAAAAAGAGTAGGTCTGCTGCCGCTCTTTCTTTGCATTGTTCTCTATCATCTGACTCCCGACTTACCACTAAGCGTTCTGTGGTTCCTCTTCGCTGTGTGATCTTTATATTGCAACCATGTCGGTCTTCTCTGTAACGGAGGTTTAAGTTATATTTGTTTCTTCGTTCCTGATACACTTTCCACAAATCCTCTATAGTCATGACAATTCCTCTTTCTGTTTAGTTAAGTCTGCTATCTCTGTATACAGAGGATGAGTGCCCTTTAATATCTTTAATTCATCCTCTTCAAGCTTAAATCCGTATCTCCGCAATTCCTGATATGCCTCCATGTATATTGTGGCATTTTCTATATTCAGTGTATTGTTCCAGCTTTGCCACAATCTCTTCCGCTTTATGGCTTCTATCAGGTTTCCGATAAGGTGGACTGTTACCGGGAGCCTTTTGGCCATGCTCATTATTTTGGAGATTTTCTCTTTATCCTCATCCTCATCATAATCGTAAAAATTCTCATCAATCATTCCACAGGCATCTTCCAAGCCGTAATCTTCAAATCCCACTTCCATGCAAAGTCTTATAATTACCTGCATATCTGTAAGGTTATCCTCAATCTTTATTTTTTCGTGATAGAGCATATCGGTAAATTCCTGTATTTTTTCTTTTATTGTCTGCGTATATTCCTCTATGCATTTGGATTTTTCATCTATCTGTTTATCAATCTTTTTTTTCGGATCAACTGCTGCACCTTCTGTTTCTTCGTTTTCTGTCTCATCAGTCCCCTTTTTCCGGCAGATGTAGATGTAATATCCATTATTCCTGTAATACACATTCTCTGTATCTTCTATAGGCTCAAGTCGGGCTCCCTCATAATCCCATAGATTAATTACCTGCATTTTTTCATACTCACTGTAATTCCACTGAATGTTTTCCGTTGACTCCGGGATTCCAAGCTCTTCAATCTTTGACAGGATTTCTTCTTTGACCTTTTTTCTTTTCCGCTCTTTTACATCATCAATCTTCTCAAGTTCATACATATCTTTTAACGACATCTGGAATGATTCATCATTCTCCTTTTCTTTGATCACATCATGATCCAGCTTTGCAAGGTTTAATCTGTGGTAGATCGTAGCCTTTGAAAATCCTGTCTTGTCGGACAGCGTTTCAACTGTATCTCCCAGGTCAAGCATTAACTGGAAACTTTCAGCCTGCTCATATATGGTCAGGTCGTTTCTCTGCATATTCTCTTCAAGCATCATACTGATCTGTTCGTTTTTATTAAGTCCTATTACTATGCGGCATGGTGCGCTTCCTATTCCGGCCAGCTTTGCGGCGGCGGTTCTCCTGTGTCCGATCAAAGTGGTATATCCGTCCTCACTCCATTCTCCATCCGGCATCCAATGCCCTGGCATTACTGTCAAGTTCTGAAGTATACCTCTTTTTGCTATTGAGTCTGCTAATTCGGTTACATCGCCTACATCTTTTCTTGGATTGTCTGGGTGCGGATATATGTCCGCTACTGGCAGCATTGTTAATTCTTCACTCATTTTTCGTCTGGTCCTTTCTTTTCACACTGGTCTTTAAGCCAGTTACTATATTCGTTGTGTCCATTATGTATGTAAAACTCGTCTCCTTCGAGTAATTCGAGTATCCTCTGCCACTCCCCGGCATGTCTTACCGGCTCTCCTTTGGCATTTACCCACCCGGATACCTCCCATTTATCCAGCCAGTAGTTTATTGATGACTCTAAATACTTTGATTCTGCGTATATATCCACAATAAGGCTTTTTGTGTTCAGTCTTTTCAACGCTCTGTAGAGTATTTCAATCTCTGAATCGTAAACTGACATATCCTCAAGGTACTCTATATTGCTCAAAGTCGCTTCGAGATTGTTTTTTGTTGTGTAGGATAAGACATAGCCTGCTGCACCACTATTTTTCTTCATTGTCCGTATGGACGTGTAAATGTATATTTTTACATGCTTCATCAAATTGTCACTCCCATATTGTAAAAATGCGGCTTACAGCAATTTCAAAGAGGTGCTTCCCAGGGATTTTTTGTGTATATTTATGCATTTCATGTAAAATCGTCCTCCCATACTGTCTTTATGCGCTCTCCGGGGGCTTTTGACTTTGAATCAAGACGCTTTTCCATGTAATAAATATACGAATAGCCTGTTACTTTATTTATTCCCACTTTTACGGAATCAGGAATTATGTAATTTCCTTTACTCGGCTTTAATCCGTCTCTCCATATTCTTGCTACTGTCCAGTGACTATATGTTTTCTTCTCGGCTTCCGGTCTTTTTAAGTTCCTGCTTGTATCAACACGGCTGAACGTTTTCTGTTCTTCCTCTCCAAACAGGTTATACTGACCTTCCAGCCCTTTCTTCTCCGGTTCTGCTGCAAGATACTTCGCAACATCCTCTGCTCCATCCATATCGAACGGAGCTATATTCACATAGTTACGGCCTTTTACGATCAGATCTGCTATTGTCTTATGCCATGCTTCTTTTATCACAAGATCTATATTGTCAATGTGACTTATCAGCATATGTATATGCGGACCTCCGAACTTTCCGATTTCCATACGCTTTATCCATTTACAGGCAATCCCGGCTTTCTTGTATACCTTTCTCAGTTCCTTAGTGACATTCTTCCAGTCTTTTCTCATCCTGTCGGCATCCGGTCGTGTTCCCCTTGGATATTTAAGGGTTGTCCATGAATCCCCGGTATTGAAATTTGCTATGATAACATATTTGATCTTTTTCTCTTTCAGCCACTGGTTCTGTCTCTTTACCTGTTCTGGTGTAGCTTTATCCCTCTTTGCTCTTTTCTCTCCCTTGGCTCCATTACGTCCTACAAACTTTATCTCGTAGGCTGTATACTCTCCAAGGTCAAATGTATATTGTGTGTACGCCATAGTCTGTCCTAAAATTAATACTTTAGATTGTTTTTTGAAACGGCTTGAAACCAGCCTTTTTACTGGCTTTTGCCGTTCATTAGTTTTTTAATTTCCTGCTGCAGTACTGTGGAAAATCCTCTTGCCTTTTTAAGTTTTTTCCGCTCCGCAACATACTGATCAACAGTCATCCGTTTAACCGGTTCGTGTGTTTTGTCTATCCTCATAGTCAATCTTCGATATTCTCCTCATCTCTTCTACCCGGCGTCTGCTTTCTGCTCTCCCGGCATCTAACCACATGAGCCACATTCCAAACCCGGTTATGATCAGACACACTATTGCTCCGACAAGTGCTACCATACAGCTTGTCTCATTATCTGCGTCTAATCCTGTCGCAAACAGTAGGGAAAGAAATACACTTGCCGCTACTGTCTTTTCTCCTCTTGTGCTTTTTGTACTTTTCATTTTCTGGTCCTCTCTTTGTTTCCAGGCATAATGGAGTGCCGCGAAAAATTTATTTTTATATTTATAGGAGTATTGTCTAATGTTTATGGGGAAGTTTATTCGTATCTGCTAGTGCTTGTGCGACACTCCATTATGCCTGGAACTCTTATGTGCTTGTCCTGTCAAGACTGCTTACGCAGTCTGTTCCTCTGCCGGCCGCAATGGAACCTTTTTCATCTGTTCTATCAAATTCTGTTCCAGTGTGGCTTTCTGCTGTGCTGTCAGATCTTCAAACTTATGTATCTTGTCATCTGGCAGCGTATGTACAAATATCCGGTATGTCATATTTCACCTCCGGTTAAATATATGTTGTTACTACTTGTCTTCTTGTATAGTTTTTATTGCTTTTCTATTTTTATAGTCGTATACTCTCCTTACAGGACGTTGCAGCGTCCGAGTATTAACGAAGGAGGTATATTTATGTATACAAATGAACATCTACTTGACAAAACTGTAGAAATCACGGTTGCAAAGGTAGCTAACTCAGCTATGGATGGTAAGTGCGTAGCTAACTTCATGCAGGAAGTCTACAATAAATTAGTTGAATTAAATAAAAACAACTAATTGTATTTGGCTCTTGCAGATATCAGTTCTGCGAGAGCCTGTATCATATTTGCCTCTTCAGCAGGTGCACATTTACCTGCCGATATTTTGTTGGAAACATATTCTATTACCTTATCAGCTGATTCTTTGATATCAGTTTGCTTTTTTGCTTCGTCTTTCACTGTTTCACTCTCCTTTGTAACCTAATTACACTTTGCATACTTATTTTTATGTACTCGTTTATTCTTGCGAACTTTTATGTGTTTGTGTTTACTTTTCTTCTTGCCTGTAAAATGTGAAGAATTTGGTGCTATTCCATATCCCATAACTCCCCCTTGCCTTTTTATGTTTTCAAGTTGTATACTTTGCATATCAATTACTTGCAAAATTACAAATGAAAGGAATATCCTATGAACTTAATTAGTCAAATACTCTATCAATCCAATTTTGATCCTCTTAATTTTCTTGGTATACTTGTAACCGTTATTTCTTCCATATATATCTTTAAAAATGAAACCTCTATATCCTTTACCAAAGAGCGCTATGAAAAATTAATATTCCCATTGTTTAATCTTCTAGAACCGATTCTTTTTCAAAAACCAGAAAAACAAATTTTAGATAAAGCATTAAAACTTATAGATGAAAATAAAAATCTTGCAGATGGAAAGCTAATCGAACTTTCCTACTACTGTTCAGATCAACCCTCGCTTGAAAACTTCAAAGACCTTTGTTCTTATTCAAGCAGAGCATATGACCACGCTTGTAGAAAATTAGGTTTAAAAACAAGAAGTTTATTCTATCGATATAAACGAAATCAATTTAAAAACAAATTGGGAATAATCCTTTTTATTTTTAGCTATACACTCTTTGCTTTTGTCACTATGGTTTCTGCTATGTTTGTTTTACTTTTTATTTTCATAATGGTTGCCGCTATTTACGAACAATCATCTCTAACTAATAAAACAATCATATTGTGTCTCCTTATTCCTGTATTGGGAGGTATATATAAATACATAAGTAGAAACTCCTAATTAAAAAGTTTCTTATAGACTGCCACGGATAACATAATTACCGCTATTCCGCACCATTCTCCAAACTTCATAGCAACTAAATAACTAATGATTCCTACTGCAGTCGCAACTATTGTTTTTATCATTTCTTATTTACGCAACTCCTTTATCACATGCTCTATCACGAATTTCTTACACTCAACCATCTCCTCTTTTGATGGTTGGGTGTTTGTCTTTTGTATGATCCATACAATCAACGCATACTTTGTTAATTTGTTTTCCATCCAGCAAATCAGGAAAATTACCATTGTAATAAACATTATTATTTGAATCACTTCTCACTCTCCTCCCTTGTGTATTCGGTAAATCAAATTAACGATCATTTTCAGTAATCCTTAATCGTTCCACATTGAATTCAAAGGCTTCCAATTCATGTAACTTCAAATCCAATTGCTCTACACAGTATTGTGAAGCCTTTAAATTTTCACCAGCCATTGCTATTGCAAGTGTTCTGGCATCTTTTCTTGCTTCTTGAATTTTTTTCTTAAAAGCTTCCAGATTTACAATTCTTTCTGTCTCCACTATTACTTTCTTCTCACTCTCCTCCCCCTGCATCCTATCCAGCAACGTTTCCGCCTGCAGCACTGCAGTCTTCATTTCTGTTGCATCTACACCAAACTCTCTTATCTTCTCTTCCAGTGGTACCGGCTCATGGTCTTTCTTGGGGTACTGCTGATATATGCTCTCTGCAGCATGGAGTCCGTACCGGTAAAAGCATTTCACCGCCAACTCCGGTGTGATGATTCCTTTTCCTTTTACAGTACATTTACTCTTGTCTCTGTAAGTAAAAAATATTTTCCACATGATCTTTTCCTTTTTATTTCGTTATATCAAATTTAATTTGATTTAATCAGCAAAAAAAATATAATCTAATGGTATTTTATATATCGCCGCCAATTCTTTCGCTTGTGTAATAGAGGGTTTTGATGTTCCCTTTTCCCAATTTACCAAAGTATTTTTTGATACACTCATTGCCTTTGCTGCCTCTGTTTGCGTCATTTCAGCATTTACTCTAGCGGCGGCTAAACTTATCTGTAACTTACTCACTTACTTATCGCTCCTTTCCTTTTGTTGTCCTTATAATATATCAAATTAAATTTGATGTCAATACTAAAATCCAATTAATTTTGTTTTTTTGTTGACTGTGATAAAATTTAATTGTATTATCAACATATAAGGAGGAAATAAAAATGGTTAAAGATAAGCAAAAAGCTATTTTTTCAGAAAACCTTAATTCTTATATCGCAAAAAGTGAAAAGACACAGCTTGAAATTGCCAAATCAATTGGCGTATCTCCTCAAACCTTTAATACCTGGTGCAAAGGAATAGCCATTCCTCGAATGGGAAAAGTACAAGCTTTGGCTGATTACTTTAATATAAATAAGTCTGATTTAATAGAAGAAAAGAAATTAAATATAGATACTGTGCCAATAGAATCCGGCTACACTATCCCAGTACTTGGTCGCGTGGCTGCCGGATATGGCAAAGAAGCTGTTGAGGAAGTGATTGGTCAAATAGAAATCTCTCCCGCTTTGGCTGCAAAGGGTGATTACTTTGGTCTGCTGATCAAAGGTGACAGCATGATACCTACACTATACGATGGTGATACAGTTATCGTAGAGCGGACAGATGATGCTGAATCAGGTGATCTTGTCATAGCTTTAGTTAATGGATCTGATGCAACCTGCAAACGATTACAGAAATATGCAGAAGGAATTGCTCTCATACCACAGAATCCTGTGTATGAGCCATTGCGATTTACAGAATCTGAAATAGACACTACCCCAGTTAAGATACTTGGTAAGGTCGTTGAAATGAGAAGAAAATTTTAAGGAGGTTTACATATGGGATTACGATTCAGAAAAAGTTTCAAAATTGCTCCTGGTGTTCGATACAATGTCGGTAAGAAAAGCCATGGTATAAGTATCGGCGGACGGAGCGGCGGCATTTCATTCAATTCCAAAAGCGGTGCTCACACGAGAGTTTCTATACCGGGTACTGGAATATCATACACAACTAAACTGGGCGGCAAAAAGAAACGCAAAAAGTCATCAAAAAGGAAATTAACCCGTACAGCATACCCCCCAAAAGCTAGAACAACTCAACCACAGTCAACTGCTGCTACGACAGCTCCTGCACCTATTCCAAAATCATATACAGTGGTTGAGCCAACTATTCTTTCATATAATACACTCTATAATCGTGAAATAATATTTTTAGTTGCTTGCATTTTATCATTATTAGTTGGATTAATTAAGATTTTATCGCATGGAATTATATTCATAATATGTGGACTTTATTGTCTATACAAATATTTTGATTATAAAAAGAAAATGAATAATTACGATGAATATGTAACCAAATTAGAGAACAGTATTCCACCATCTGTGGCTATTGGAACTATCGTTACACCTGAACTGAATATAAAAATTATTAATGACTGCATGAATGTTATTACTACAACCAACAAACCAATCATCTTTTTTGAACAATGCGCACTCGTTGAATCAAAAATTGACGAATTAATAGCTATAGACGGCGCCGACTGTCCTCAATCTCCATATACTATGAAAGATAATTTTGTAACAAATAAACAGCAATATATTCACGACATGATTGAAAGAAGTTTTGCGGATACATATCAAAATGCAGCTTCCCTCAAAACAGATAAAGGTAAACTTAACCGATATAATAATTTATTTTCTTCCTTTGAGCCTTATTACAACTTAATGGACGAAAAGAATATAGTCCTTGTTAACACTCTGTATAATAATCTAATCACACAATAAGGAGAAATTTTTATGAAAGAAAATGTCCAAACACCTAACCATAGCGATTCAAACACTCAGAATAATATTATATGCCCAAATTGTGGATTCAGTAATTCCAATGATTTTATTTTCTGTGCATCATGCAACCAAAAGCTCCCAGATCATGTTATCATTCACAATAATAATATGTCACGCAAGAAAAAACTTAAACCATCAACCATTGTTATAGTAAGTATTCTTATTTTATTTGCTATATTTATATTAATTCCACACGACTCAAATGATAACAATAAAGTCGCTTCCCATACAGAAGCCACAGAGTTAGTTGCAACTGAACCACAATCTGAAACTGCTGCTACCGAAGTTCCATCAGAAACAACTGCTACCGAGATAACATCCGAAACCTCCACTACTGAAATAGCATCCGAAAAATCTACCGAAACTGAAACAGAAAGTTCTGAAGTTCAGGAAAACAATGACAACTCCTCTACTGAAGTTTCTGCCGATAACTCTGACTCCCAAGTAGAATCGGACAATACCACAGATAACCAGTCCGAAGAGAATTACGCTGATGCAGATGTCTCTGATTCTCAAAGTGAAGAATCATATACCTCCGATTCGGATTCAAGTTCAACTACTGATTATGCAGAATCTGATGACTCTGATTCTGCTGCCGTATCAGACAACTCCGATCAGGAACAACAAGACATGGTATGGGTCAATGGCACAGGAAAGAAATATCACAGACGTTCAGACTGCAGTAATATGAAAAATGCTTATCAGGTAACTGTTGAAGAAGCAGAAAACATGGGAAAAGATCCTTGTAAGAAATGCTACTAAAATATATTGCTTTTGTGCTACCAACACTAAGCGATGTAACCTGTACTCCGAAGAGTATACAGTCCAGACAATTTTTAAAATCAAATATTGACACCGATATACATTTTCTGTATATTTTAAATGGAACGTACTTCGGTGTCTTTCGAGCCCGGAGTCTTTTTTACAAAGCCGTTGACCGGCACTATAAAAGGCATAGTTCCTGCTTATGCAGCGAACATCATTTAAAAGACCCCACATTCATGTGAGGTCTTTTACGTTATATGTTTTGCCGACCTCGGTAAAACATAAGAAATAGCCGTCCTATCTCTGGAAAAGTAAGGAACGGCTATTCTTATATAACTTATTAACTTATTTTGCCGGATCAGGTGATGTGCACTCACCTACCGACTGCCTTGTTAAGTGTATTATATGACACTTGCGGTTGTTTGTCAATTTCATGACCTTACGAAATTGATAATAATATGCAAACCTATGCGGTTGTAGCCATTTTGTTGACGTTGACAAAATGGCTACATGAAATAACATTTAACTCATGTATTGTTGACCTCAACAACACATTATAATACCATCATATTTTTGAAATAAAAAGGAGCTTTTATATGAATGATTTAAACGATCAATTACAAGCTATGCTGTTACGCAATAAAAATCACAACAGCACACAATCTGTTAATTCTTCAAATTCTGATGATGTACAAGCTATATTGCCTGATTCACCGGCTAAGGAAGTAGTCCTTTACCAGACTGATGATGGTAATGTAAATGTCTCAGTAATATATTATAATGAATCCTTTTGGCTTACCCAGAAGGCTATGAGTGAATTATTTGGAGTTAATGTTCCCACTATATCTAAACACCTTCAAAATATTTATGAAGAAGGCGAATTATACAAGGACTCAACTATTTCAAAAATGGAAACAGTTCGAATTGAAGGCACTCGCCAAGTGAAACGAAATATTGATTACTACAATCTTGATGCTATTATTGCTGTTGGCTATCGTGTAAACTCCATGAAGGCAACTAAATTCAGACAATGGGCCACCTCTACTTTGAAAGAATATATGCTAAAAGGCTTTGTCCTAAACGATGATATGTTAAAAAATGGTCCTAAATTTGGCAAAGACTATTTTAAAGAATTATTGGAGCGTGTTCGTTCTATCCGTGCAAGCGAACGTCGCATATGGCAACAGGTTACAGACATATTCGCTGAATGCAGCATTGATTATGATAGAAGTTCTCCCACTGCATATTATTTCTATGCATTGGTGCAGAACAAATTCCACTACGCAATAACCGGTCAAACCGCCGCTGAAATTATATATTCAAAAGCTGATCATACTAAAGATCACATGGGACTTACCACATGGAAAAATGCTCCTGACGGACGAGTTTTAAAATCAGATGTTACTATAGCAAAGAATTATCTTGACGAAAAACAGATACGCCTATTAGAACGTGCTGTTTCTGGATATTTTGACTATATTGAAGATTTAATCGAACGTGAAAACACTTTCACAATGGAGGAATTTGCTCAAAGTATCAATGAATTTCTGGCATTCCGCAGATATGACATTCTTCCTGATAATGGAAAAATAAGCAGTAAATCTGCAAAAGAAAAGGCTGAACAGGAATATAAAGAATTTAATAAAACACAGAAGATAATCTCTGACTTCGATAAAGAAGTCCAAAAAATGCTAAACAAGCATTAA